AGTTTCCGTACCAGCAGTTTTAATTGTACCAGTAAGTCCATCTAGTAAGTTTAATTCTGCGGCCGTAGAGGTTAAATTACTTGTCCCATCATTGAGTGTTGCGTAAGTAAGAGTTCCAGTAAATGTCGGTGATGCTAGAGGTGACTTTGCATCTAACTGAGTTTGAATTGCAGATGTTACACCATCCACATAACCTAGTTCTGTTGACGAGAGAGTGCCGGGAATACCATCTAAAACATTTAGTTCTGTTGCTGAACTTGTAACAAGAGTTCCACCAAGTTTAAGTCCGTTTGAACCATCATGACTTGCAACATCAAAATCAAATGCACCATCAGCAAACACTGTATTACCAGTAATGCTTGGGCTAGTTAGAGTAATTTGTGTTGCATCGGAACTAATGCCAGATGAAAGGGCAGAACCATCTCCAAGTGCAGTATAGATTTCATCAAAGTTATCATTAACTTTGTCCATACCATCTCGTAGATTATCACCTGTACCATCGTCAGCAACTGTACCGATACCTACTGTTTGTTTTGCCATGACTTTTCCTCTTTTATTCTTATATTTATAAAGTTTTAACTACCTGTCTGGTCAAAAGTCTCACTTGTATCATCATATGTAAAGTCTGTTTCATCATATGTTGCCGCAGCAGGTGTACCCGATACAGGAATACCACGATCCCAAGTTGTCTCACCTGTATCAAACGTGTCATTTCCATCATCAAAACGAGTTAGTGGGGGCGGTGCCAAATAGATACTCTCAAGGAACGACTCTTTCGTTCCAGACTCAAGAAGAATATTATTTCCACCAATGTTAGTCCCTGCCGCATCTGTAGTTGCAGTCTCATATTGAATCTGTGTATCACCTTGGTCAATTTCTGCTTCGTAATATAACCTACCAATTTGTGAAACATACACTTCAGCGACACGGGTGAATCTTGGAATAGCCGACTGACTAGTGAATACCTCTGGTGGGGTTTTACCAACAGAAGTTTCATCTTCAAGTGCAATTACTTCACTTTCAAGAATTAGACTTCCACCAATTGTTAAACCAGTTCCCGACTCTAGAAGAATTTCATCACCGTGTGTAGAAGATACTGTCGTACCGTCTTCTTGCATAATAGTGCCGGGAGAACTTTGTTCTGTTAAAATACCAATGCTATTGAAGTCATCAGAAATATTTAATGCATCAGCAGTAGTTATTTCTTTTGGAGTGTAAGCAGTATATCTTCCGTAATCATTAAATGAAACACCTTGTCCAATATTAACATCTTCAACAGTTTCCAAAAGTATTCTGTCACCAACATCAGCAGTACCAATGTCTGCCGTATTATCAAGAAGAAGGTCGCCAATCATACCATCAACGTCAACATCACTACCAAGCTCTAAAGCGAGTGTATCACCAAGAACACTCTCTTGAGTTACATTGCCGACAAACGCAATACCATTTGCATTGTCTGTAGTGCGAACTGGTTTTACATCAATCTTAACTTCAGTTTTCTTAATGACTCTAAGGTCGTAGGTATCTGTGGAATAAGTTTCTTTTTCCTCTTGGACAATTATTTCACCATCTTCTCCATGTAAGAAACCACCAACGGAATCTTCCATAGCAATATGATATGCTGGATTCTCAAATACTTGGTGTCTTCTTCTTTTGACCTCATCAAAGAGAACTTCGAATGTGGATGCAAGAATTGGGCTAAACGTATTTGTATCTGCAACATACTCGTCACCAAGTGTCGCACCAGTTGGTGTTGAGATACCAGCATAAACAGCAGTAGATGACTTAACTTTACTAAAGACGGCAAACCCAGATGGATGTACAGATTTCTTCAGTGGGTCGAGATATGAACCAGAACCAGAATAAGTTTGAACTTCGTATGAGAACTGTTGGTAGAAAAAAGAATCTTGAATACGAATAAGGTCTTCACCGATAAGACTTTCAATGCCTGGATATCGTCCAAATCTATCAGCAGTCATTCCTACATTAAGAGTTCCTTTTGCAATGTCTGCATTTACAATCGTTGCACTTGCTGATGCAGTTGTAATAGAAACATCTTTACCAGAGAAATCAATTGCATCTTCATAGACAAGATAATCACCAGTGTCAAAAGTGCCTGTTGGGTCTGTACCATCAAGAACGATATTGTCAAAGGTTCCGTCTTCACTGACAATTCTTTCAATATCAGAGAATGAAACTGTTAGAACTTGTGTTCCTGACTCAAATGCCCGAACTGTTCCAACGTGACTTGTTAGTGTATCTCCAACATTAAAGCTTCCACTTATATCCTTAACGACAAAGTTTGCACGAAACTCAGAAACAGGAGCAACCTGATAATCAAACCCAACTGTTCTTAGGTTTACATCTTCAACTCTACCGATGTCATTTGTTGTCGCAAGAAGTTTTGCACCACTACCAAATTTTGAAGTAATTGTGATAGTAGGAAGTTTGGAATATCCAAATCCACCGCCCTGTAGGAATACTTTTGTGATATCACCAGAACCAGACTCCAGAATAAACGTATCATCGTCTCTTTTAGATACATCCACTCTTTCTTCGAAGACAGATGCCTCTGCTTGAATTCTGTTACCAAGTTCTGCCTCTGTGTTGATACCACCAACTTCTACTGCGGCATTACCAGACTCAAAGAATAGTTCTCCACCATCCTCTTGTATGATATTGAAATACTCTACCTCTCTATTGGTTGCACCTTCTTGAAGAAGTGTCTCACCATCCTCAAGAAGAATAGAACCATGCACAACAGCAACACGAGCTGTAGCAGATTGAACAAGTCCTGTTTCTGATGTATTATCAGTAAATGTTAGAACATCACCAAGCTCGTAATCTGTACCGGCATCATCTACTTCAACACCACTAACAGAACCAGTTGCAACTTCACCCACAAAAGCATCAACATCACCACTACCGATTACTGTGTCTGTTTCAACATCAATTACGTCACTTGTAGAATAGAGAATACCATCATTAGATACTGTTGCAAAACTTACAATTTGTCGTATATTATATTTGTAGACTACATCAATAACACCAGAGACACCATGTATCTCCTCATCCTTTGTAAATGTTCCGTTGATATCACCAATAGTGATTTCTACAATTGTAGCAGAGTCAGTTGGGTCAACAAACGTTGCACAAGCCTCAACTCTTGCAGTTGCACCAGATGTTTGTCCAGTAATCGTTTGTCCTTCAAGTTCACCGTGAATAGGAGTTCCAATTGGACTTGCACGAATAATTGTTGGTTGATCCCAATCACCACCAGACACACGAAGCATTCTTGTGTTGGGATAAAATACCTCAGCCTCTTCGTCAAGAAGAATACGAATGAAAAGTTTGATAGCTTCTTGTGTTCCCTTCCTACGATAGAGTTCACGAATATTCTTTGTAAGATTTCTTTTGTCTAGTCCAGATGCAAGATTACTTGGAATTGCATTCATGAATGACTTACGAAACTCTTCTAGAAAGTCGTAGATAGTATTGTCAATATCTGCGTATGCAAGAAGTTGTTGAATGTTCTGTACAGGACTTGCACGATAACTTGTTACTGTGCCAGTTGCACCAGAGGTTGCACCAGTGATTGTCTCACCAGTTACAAACTGTTGTTGGGATGTGATGAATAGTCTTGGTCTTGCATCGTTACCCAAGTCATCAACAAGAACCTCAGCAGTAGCTTTGGAAGTAGAACCAGTGATAATCTCACCAACGACAAACTTACCTGTAGTACCAGTTCCCTTCTCTAGAACGATGCGGTCTGCATTCTCATCAAGAAGTCGAGTGGTTGTTTCTACCTCAAGAAGTAGATTATCAATTGTTGCAGAGACGACGAGTTCACCAGACTCCAGATACTTGTAGTAACTTTGGAGAAAGGACGAGAATACAGGATGGTCATCTGCCACAAAGTCGGGAAGTTGACCATCAATCTGTGTGCTGACCTTATTAATAAGGTCTGGTGAATATCTGCCGTCAAAAGGGGCCATTAGTTAAAACTCGATGGTGTTGTGTAACTAGAAGAAGTTGTGAATGTAGTATTACCAGAATCATTACCAACAGCAGTAGTATCAACATTAGCATTCACTGTGGTATTTACCAAGTCAATTTCAAGTAACTGATTTCTCTTTGGAACAATATCAAATGAGTCTGGAGTAACAGTAATACGAATTTGTGTGGAAGTTGCACCATCCACATTTGACACACTACTGATGGAAACTGTATCTATGTTTACAATTCCATCGTCATAATTAATTGTTCCGGCTGTAGTATCTAGATATGTTCTCACACCAGAAACTAACTGAAAAATTCTAACATTACCACTACCGTCATCATCAAAGAAAAATTCTGTCGCACCCTGTCCAGTTACACTAAAACCCGTTGAAGCCAAAATTCCGCCATTACCACCATTATGCCCTTCATGTGGATGGAAAAATTTATTGTTAAAATAAACGGTGTAAGACTTTGATGCATCTAACGTTGGAGTAAAATTCTTTGCCAAAGTAACATTTGTTATATTACCAGTAATTGATGGGTCTGTATTGTCAATCGCAGTCGTTAATTTGGAGTGTCTAAACAATCCATTAAAGGTTTTTAAGTTATCGTCATTGAAGTTCGTTATTGTTGAACGAACGTTTGACTCTATAGTTGCAGCACCTTTCGTTGTGGCATTTGAATCAAAAGTAATAGTTGATTGAAGTATAAGGAAGAGTGTCTCTGGATCAACAATTACAGGAGTAATTGATGCTACTGTAAATTCTTGCAACTGTGATTTAAGATTTTCTTTCTGCGTCTCAGTAAGATTTTCACCAGTGGTTGATTTAATACTAATAAACACCTTACCATATTCTGGTGTTGAAGTGACTCCTAAACTTGTATCAAAAGAACCCGTCTCTCCACCAAAGACTGATACCGCTTGTGTGTTTGAGTAAAGTTGTCTTACGAGAGTCTTGTAATCCTCACTAGTTACAGCCCTACCTTGTGAAGCATAATCCAAAGGTGCATTGAGTTTGATAGATTCAATTGACTCTGCTTCTGAACCACCGATAGAACTTTGAATTGTTGTAACAGATACGTTTGTGACACCATCAATCGCACCAGCAGATGTGAAGATTGAAGCACCGTTGCCTTCCTCTTTATTAGAAACAACATACTGAAGAATTACAATGTTATCATCTGACAATGCACTACCAAGAACACCATCTCCAAAGTATACTTCAAATTTACCAATCTCAACTTCTTGTAGGAAGTAAACATTACTACTTCCAGTAACCTGTGCAATGTCTGTTGCAAGAGTATAAGTTGTTGTAGTGGAGTCAGATGCAGAGTTCTGAACCTTAACGGTAAGTGTGCGAGTATCTGCTCTGTTATCATTAATTAAGAATCTCTGCTCAACGTCTTGCGTGTCAACAGTAAATCTACTAGTAACAAAAGTTCCTTCGTAAATAACAAGATTAGAAAAAACAATTGAATTACCAATGTTGGTTGCCGTAATTTCAGTTGGATTGATAAATGTAAATGCCGTTCCATCAACGGTCGTATTAAACACAGTTCCAGCAGACATCGTTGCAGTTGCATTTGTGGTGTTCAATGCAACCTCTACAGTTGCAGTTGCGGCTCTTGCAGACTGTGGAACATACCCAAGTGTCTTTGCATGGGATACAACAGATGAACGCAGAGAAGAACTATCAAGGAACATTTCGTTTGCAAGCATGTTCGCATTGAACGCAAGATAGTGAGTGTTATATGCAAGAACATCCAAAAGGATGTTCATACCAGAACCTTCAAAGTCGTAGTCAGTAAATTCTGTCTGTCCTTTGAGGAATACTTTTAGATTGTCTTTGATATCATCAAAGTCTAACTCTGTTACATTCAGTCGTCTTGGATTTGCCGCCATTATCGTAGTCTCTCTAATAGAACTGTGGTATCAACTAATTCTGTAGGAGCATTCTGTACATAGAACTCAATGGTGATTTCATATGCATTGCGGTCCAAGTCAGGGAAAGCCCTAACACCCACTAGTCTTGCTCTTGGTTCAAAGTTCTCAATTACATCTTCAACCTTCTGTGATAATACAAATGCAGTGATAGGACTCAATGGTTCGAATAGAAGTCCACGAATACCAGAACCTATCTCTGGATGAAAGGGTTTCTCGTAGATGTTCGTAAGAATAAGATTTCTCACAGACCTCTTGACTGCCTGAATACCATTTACCTTTGAGATGTCCTTAGAAGAACTCTTCTTACCAAAGAACAAGTCTAGGTCTTTATATACCTGTGCATCCCTATCAGTATTGATATTTTTGGACTGTGCATCATAATAGGTTGTGTTTAGAGATGCTCCGTGGGCCATGAGTAATCCTTTTTATATTATTTATACTCACTCACTCGCAGTTTGTTTCATAATATACTTCTTTGGTGAACCCCATACATCTTTTGCGTTCACCCGAATGAATCTTTTGTTTGTTTCTTGTTCGTTGGGATTAGGAATAGTCAACATGACATTCTTACCCTTCAACCAAGCATTTCTTTTGTTAGTTGTCATCTGCAATAGAGTCGTATCATTACGAATTGCATTGAGTAGTTTCTTGTTCACATTTGAACCCTCTCCCTTAGATACTTGGTGGGCTCTTTGCTTCTTCCTCTTAGCCATTAATAATCTCCTTCACTGGCCTGTATGATGTATCATACTCATCGCATAAAAGAACTTCTGATATAACTGCATCAATGTTCTCATGCCAAAAATTTAAAAACTTGTGTACTCTTGGATAGTCTGGTTTAACATCCTGTGTCTGCCAAATAAACTCTTGCAGAATGTCCTGATAGTCAGGCATCCAATAAAGTATATTTAGTGTGACTATAGATTTTCTTTTTATAATCATGTTGATGGGCCTGGGTCATAATTTTCTAGATACTGATAGTCTATGATTGCAGCAAAACCACCAAATGCTTTGTTGAGTTTCTCATTAACGAGAAATCTTCCGGGCCCAAATACGCTATCTTTTCTTACAGATTCGGGAAATCCTCCAAAACATCGAAACGTGCCTTTTACGTTGATAATTTCATTATCAACAGCAACAATATTGCCGGGGTGATCTTCCAATAATGATCCCGGCATAGAAAATATCAATTCTTTCCCATTAACTTTTACGTTTTGAGAACCTGTACCATTACCGGCGGTGTTTATCCACGCATACATATGTGGACCATAATAACTACGATAATGTGTACCGATAGTTTTTTGATTAGTCGAACCTTCCTCTGGTACTACGAGAAGTTTATTCATATTATCTCCAAGGTATAAAGAAATGATAATCATGCCTGTTGGTTCATTCTTTAATGTAACTTTCAATGCGAATAGATCACCAAAGTTCCCATCTTTACCAAGTTTTGTTATTTGAGACAAACTAAATTTTTCTCTTATTTTTGATTTTCTATTGGTCATACCCCCGTCAGGAGTAAAGGTTTTTCCTGATCCGGGCTGAACAACTTTTGCCTCTCCTCCTGATGGAGTCTTAATTGTTTTTTCTGCCTTTACAACTTTTATCGCACCGCTATCCTCAGTTGGTGCTTGATTAGAAACCGCATAAGATTCTACCTTTGCTTTATTTTCGGTAACTGTCTTACTAACGGTTGCATTCTGTGTTACAGTAGACACAGTTTCCGTTTCTGGTGCAACTGCTGCCTGCAAAACGTTTGTTGCTTTCTCTGTTGCTGGATTTGTACTACCCGCTTCCTTTTCAATGTTAGGAACCACATTACAGATATTACCACCAGAGGTAATTGCAGATAGTCCATCACTAATTAATGAATCTAAATCCTTACCAGCAGCAGCGAGGTCTGCACCAAACTCTTTTGTAATTGTTGCAAGAGAAGATAGATATGCGGGTGTGCCTGGTATAAGTTCAGACAATGCTTTAATTTCTGCCTGTAGATTTAGTTTTGGTAGTTGTGGAATCTCAATAGACTGCAATTTTGCAGTCAAAGAATTGAGTTCATTCTGTGCAGCACCAAATGCTGCTGCCGCGGTTGATGCTGCTTCATCAATCTTTGATTCAATATCTGCTGCAGCCTCGTCCAACTTCTTGAACAAATCGTTCATCTCTGGACTTGCACCACATAGATTTGAATTTGCAAAATCTACCATCGTTTACTCCTATGCCACGGGTGCGTCAGTGTTAACCTCAGAATCACCACCAGAATCAGCACCCTGAGAATGAACGTGAGTAGTAAGAGATATGTTTGTTGAACCACCATTCTTTGCA